TCTACTAGTCTCTGGAAAGTTTGCTTAAGATCATCTGGTAAAATGGTCTCAGCAATCTTACGAGGACGGTACTTCTCTACCCAGAGAAAATCATTCATTTACAAACTCCATAACAAAAAGGTATTATATCACAAATAGTCAAGTTTGTAAACTTAATCTTCATCATCCTCCATTGCAGCATCTTGTGTTAGTTGTTCACAGATTTGAATAATCTGGATACACTGATCACGAAGACCACCAATGGTAGTAAGCTCTTCACCTTTAAATGCACCACGTTGTGTCATGGCATCAATAACTGCTACAGTGCTACGGGAAGCTTTATTAGCAATATCTTGCAGTTCTTGTACTTGTTCAGACATAATTTAAACTCCAAAGTTAGACGTCTTTTCGAATGCAATCCAGTATTTTACAGGTAGTTCTGTATGACTGAATTGCGAGATAAGCTTAGAAGAAACCTCAACATTATAATCGCCGGGCAAAATCTTAAGGTTTCCGATATTTAGGATTATATTAAAACTAGAATCCGGATTAAACTCACCATCAATATCAATTGAATATTGGTTAGATGTTGAGTTTTTGGTATCTACGACAGAAAGACTAAGTACACCATCTTTACCAGAGATTGATACTTCTTCATGTCCTAGTGTTGATGCTGCGCGCTTAAGTTTATTCAACGTATCATTAGTTAGTAGAAACTTAATTTCGCAATCAGGCATCTTAATTTTTTCAGGTGCTTTAGTTAAAACTTCTTCTGCAGAAAAAAAGTATTTAATTTTGGACCTGCCAGTAGAATCGCCTACTGTAACGTACTCATCATTAAATTTAAGACGAGGTTTATCTACAAGAGAAAGTACTCCTATAAATTCATTTAGATCATAGATCCCAAAGTCTTTTGGGAAATTTTCTGTAATATCTGCATGAGCAATAATATTCCTTGCTTCATTCACTGTCCTCAAGACATTACCTTCTCGTATCATGATATTAGGATTAATACCTGAGAAGTTTTTTAATACTTGAAGTGTACCGTCATTCAATTCCATAACATAACTCCGTTTTTAATTAATAGATCATTATACCGCTTATTGAGCTGTTTGTAAACCATTAAGCTGCGATTTTACTGAAATTCTTTTCTTTTTTAAACTCAATTTTAGTATTGAATTTTCCATCAAGAATTTCACCTTTGTGGGATATAACAAAGATATTTGTATCATCACCTAGTGTATACAGGATCTTAAGTAGGTTATCTACACCCTCATGATCAAGAGATGAGTCAAAGGTTTCATCTAGTATCAATAGGTTTGTAGCTACACTATTTTTCATCTTTGCGATCTGTCTCCATGTAAAAAGAAGTGCTAGATCAATACGTTGTTTTTCTCCTTCACTAAATGATTGATATGTAAATTCATCACGATGGCGTGATCGTATAGTTTCACTAAAACTCTCGTCGAGATCAAAGTGTACAAAGAAATCTAATACTTGTAAATACTGATTTACTAATTTGTTTATAACTGGAAGATATTGTTTAATAATTTTAGTTTTAATACCAGTATCTTTTAGCATTTCAGACATTACCTGATTATAAGAATATTCATCTGAAAGCTTAAATTTATCTTCTAGCAACGAATTGCGTTCATCATTATATTTGTTTAAATCCTTTTGTGCTGCTTCTAGATCTGCAACTGCTGAGCCTGTGAGATCGGTTTCGAGATCTCTAATTTCGTTCTGAAGCCTTGAAATCGATTGATTGTTAGAATGTATATTGTGTTGTTTGTTTCGTATTTCGGTAAGTGACTCATTTGCAATTGAAAGAGATGATTCAATCGAAGCCGACTCTGTAGTGGCACGGTCCATTGCCGATTTAAGTTCTTTTGCTTTGTCTTTGGCAGAAGTAAGTTTGTTGGTCCTAAAGTCCTCGTCAATATCTTGAGAACAGGTTGGGCACTCAACGTTGTCTTCATAGAACTTTGCATCTTTAACAACTGTTGCCATTTGCTGTTTGAACTGCGCCGTGTATTGAAGTAATGATTGTTTTTTATCATGGAGCTTATTAATCTCCTCTTCGATTCTAGGTTGTACTGATTCTACCTCTGCTGAAAGATTTGTGTTAGTACTTTGTAATTCCTGTATCTGGATATAATTACTATCAATTTTTTCTTTCTTAGATGCAAGGGCTTGATCTGTTAGAGATTTTACATCTTTAATATATTTCTGTTGCGTATCAATCTTATTTTTAGATAGGTCAATATTATAAGAAATATCTTTAATTTTATCCTTTAAAGAATTTACACGATCTCTAAGAATAATATTCATTTTACTGAATACATTAATATCTAAAAGATCTTCAATAACCTCACGCCGATGCGATGCTGCTAATTGCATAAAAGGTATAAAAGATGATGAGCCAAGAACAACAACCTGATGAAAGCATTTATGATTTAGCTTTAAAATATTTTGTTCTAAGATCTTTTGATATTCTTTTGCATGGGATGATTGATTAATCATAGTATCATTCTTCCAGATTTCAAATACCTGGGGTTTAATACCACGAACAATTTTATAATTATTCTGGCCAACACTAAATTCTACTTCGACAATACACGATTTGTTATTAATAGAATTAACTAATTGGGGTTTATTAATATTCCGATGCGGCTTGCCAAACAAACCAAAAGATATGGCGTCTAGCATTGTTGACTTACCCGATCCATTATGACCGACAATAAGTGTAGATTTATTACCTGTTAAATTAATTTCGGTAAATGCATTACCTGTGGAAAGAAAGTTTTTCCATCGTACCGTTTTGAATATAATCATGCTATCTCTAGTGCTTGTGCTTCTGTCATAAGTTCTCGCATATTAACTTTAATACGATCTTTATCTAGATCTGTATCAACACCATCAATATAATCATCTACCAATTGTGATGTATCTTCAATTTCTAAACCTTCATCATCAACATTTTCGCCAAGAAATTCATTAAAGTTTTCTGCAATCTTTAATTCATGGATATCTTGGTTTTGAATACGATCAATGAATCTATCAAATAGAAATGTATCCTGCTTATTAATAACTACGACCTTAACAAACTTACCACTTAAATTTTTAACGTCATATGTATTATAATCCATTTTCTCGTCATTGTAAACAATTTTTTCAAATAAAGTATAGTTATTTCGGACTTTTTCTACTTCACGTGTTTCAGTATCAATGACATGAAAATATTTAGGATCGTGCGCGTCCGACCAGAAGAATTCCATCTGACTACCGAGATACCATACATTGTCACGTTGTGATGAACAATGAAAGTGACCAGATAATACTAATTCGAATTTGTCAAAGATTTTATGATTCATACCATGGGCATTAGTTACACCACGCATCATTTCAAATCCATTTAGCTCTAGGTGTGCACCAAGCCAATCAGCTTTACATCCCTTAATAAAATTCATAGATGTTTCGTAATTATCCTGGCATATCCATGGTAGTAATGCAATTTTAAGTGATCCATATTCCATTACGGTTGGTTCCATAACAATATGGATTTCATTCATATAATGTCCTAGACATTCTTTGAGTGAATTTAGATCATTTGTATTTTTATAGTATGTGTCATGGTTACCAGGAATAATATCCATCTTCATACCATTTTCCCTAAGTACATCTAAAAAGTGCTTACGGTTATGGTTAAGTGCTTTAAAGTTTACAAACTTACGGTGATCATAGTAATCACCAAGATGCAGAATCTGTTCAATATTATTTTCCTTACAATAAGGGAAAAATACATTTGAATAAAAGTCTGCTGAATTTTTTAAAAAGATCTCTGACGAATTACGAATTCCGCAATGTGTGTCATTCAGTACTGCTATTTTCATCTGGGGCTTTTCTCAATATAACATAGGTATCATGGATAATCCATTCTAATGAATCACCAACACTCCAACCTGTTTTTTCCATAATCTCTTCTGGGAAATCGATTACTAAATCATTATCTTCTTCTCTTACCTCAATCTTATAGACTACAGCCGTCATTCCATAAACTCCGTAAGATCAGAATCTGCTAACTTAGATTTTCTTTTTCTTTTTTCAGTTTTATAGAGATCGTCATATACCTCATCAACCTGTTTTACTTTGTCGATTCGATCTCTTAAGGTATCAACAAATGTACTTATTACATTTCCTGCAGCTTGATCTGCTGTATCTAAATCTACAAAGTTTTCAATACCAGACTTAGCTAAATATTTTAACTTAACATCTTGCTGCTTTTTTTCTTTGGCAATACGTCGTAGAAATGCATACCAAGCAATCTGTGTAAAATATGCAAAAGCATTAGGTTTACCAGTTCTGGTAGCTGCTTCTAGATTATAATTACTAATAGCCTTTAAACAATTTTCAACTGCATCCATTACCATTTCTTCGCGATATGTATAGCGAATAAAATTGGATTTGTGAGACAAACCCTCAGAGATTCTTAAGAAGCACTGTGCAATGTAATCTGGTACGATGGGAAGTTGTTGTTTGTTTTTCTTGGCTTCTTGGACTTTTTCTACGTATTCAACTACTGCCTGAGAAAAATCAGCATTATTAACATAATGAATACTTTTTCTTTTTGCCATTATATCTGTCCTTTCATAATGTAACTATTATACCGTTTTTGGCTTATAATGTAAACCTTTTAATTTTATTTTTAAATTAAAAAATAGGGGATTTACATTTCTGGTATTTTCCGGTATAATAAGCTAAGGTTACGCCGGGGAATGAATACTAGTGAAACGTTCCGCCTTTCGGTTTAAACTTAATCACATTTGCCGGTGAATCCGAATCTAACATTGGGTAATCATCGTCATATTCTTCTGTTACCAAATCGTCCATATAGCTTTCGAATTCTTCTTCACTCATTTCATCCATCTTTCCTGCTACTTTCTCTAACGGAAAAGATCTTTTTTTACTTCTTTCGTCTAATTGTTTTCTAATTTCTTTTAATGTTTTATGGTAATGTTTTAATACTTCCTTTGTAGGTGTTGCCTCTACAATAATATGACCA